TGTCGTTCACGTATTTTAAGATCACATTCGTCTGATTGATTTTTAATACAATCCTTGACAGGCTCATATTGTGTACCTACATACCGCTCCATATCAGATTTTTTAGCAAGATGGATAGCGAGCCTCCTTATTTGTTGTGACTCAGACATATCGCCCGCTTGGAAGAATGCGACCTTTAACCGTTGTTTAACTGCCCGCCGAGCCAGATCTAACATTTGGTAAGATTTACCTCGCTTCTCGGGAGCTAAGAATGCAATGAAACCTTCACGTACTAAATGATGGTTAAGGAATTCTCCTAAAGCGCCGGGGTACTCTATTAAAGGCTTGGATTGCTGTTTGAAAGCTTTCTTTACTCGCTTCAAACTTTCTCGGTCACTAAAGTTAATAAAGGATTCAAGTGCCTTTTTAAGAGGGCGGTAGGCATTAGCTAACTTTTCCGCTTCTTCTATTTCACCGCGGTCAATTAGTGTTTGGATATCCTCCTGGTGCATTTCCAAATTCCGCTCATTGAAGTAGGTGCGGGTTTGGTCCAGTAAATATTCCACGTTAAACTTATCACCACGTTCATATTCATCAGATAAATCTGGGAGTATTTCTTCTTCTAATTCCTCAGCTTCATCCTGAAGTATGTTTCCTTTTCTTAATTTTTCAAAGTAAATACTTTCAATATCTGAATCCGGCGCCTTACGGTATTTGTCGTAATACTCAATACACCACCTCGCCACCCGTTTAGCTGTCGGGGCCATAAGGAAACGGTCATCCCAGACGTCTCTAATTTCTTTTAAATACTCCGTGGACGTTATAAGGCCCAAAAGTATATGTCGTTCAATAAACTGATTCTCGTCCATACAAGGTTGTCTTCGCTTTTAGAATGGTTATGTCTTGTTAATGTACATCTTATACTACAGGATGGGGTTCAATTAGGCACGCTTCCAGTTCAGCTGTCAGATACCTATTAGCTCACCCTTCACGTGTACGGTTGTTTCCGCAGTACTTTACACATTCTGTCGATCCGCGATGGAATGCGAGTATCCCCAAACTGTTCCGCAAGTTGGTCTAAAGACTTATTGGAAGTTATGATGGTAGGCTTCAAATGCTCGTACCTGTAATCAATTATCATAAACAGAATATCGATCAGCCAATCCGTCGTCTTCCCTTGCATGCCTAAGTCATCCAAAATAAGTAAATCTGCTTTTTCGTATTTAGAAATTACTTTGTCTTCTGTTGGACGCTCAGTGGCAGATATTTGGTACTCTTTTTCAAACGTGGTTTTAATTTCTCGGAATATCCGTGGGGCAGAAACGAAATTGATATCCCACTGTAATTTCGGGTCCGCAACCATCCACCATTTTTTATACAAGTCTAAAACAAACTGAGCGGCAAGTACTGTTTTACCTGTACCCACTTCACCGTACAAAAATAATCCTTCACCTTTCTCCAAGTTTAATTCCGGGAGGCTGGATGGAGTATTAAATTCTTGTACATCATGTGCCAGGCGTTCTGTAAATAATCTTTTGGCAATAAAGGGTTCATGATTCTGCCATTTTTTTGGGGTACGTGTTTTCATATGGTTCCGTCTTCTTTTGAAAATTCATAATCTGGTTCGTAATGGCCGCTGGATGGGCGATTGCTTTTTTCATCACCGCCTCCAATATCCTCAAGTTTATCATCCCACCGTCTTTGATTCAGCCAGGTTGTGGGGTGCGGAATATATTTGGGCTCTCTTTTTGATAAAATTGGGGCCTGTTTTTTGATTCCTTGGATGACTTCAGCAAAAGTAGGCGTTTCACTTTTTTTAGAATTGAGGAATAAATTTATCCATTTTTCGTTGGCGGGCTTTTTCGCGGTCTTCCTTGGGTACACTTCCCAAAATACATCAAACTCCTCTTGGACCCTTATTTTCTTTTGGGACGGTGTTTCCTTTATCTCATCAAGTAATCGTTCTTTTTCACTTTTTGTATATTTTTTGATATCGTTATCTCTGTTCTTATTATCTCTGTTCTTATTCTTAGTAGTATTTATACTACTATTGCTTCCATGATCGCTGGATACTTGTTTCGATGATCGCTGGATACTTGTTTCGATGATCGCTGGATACTTGCTTCGATGATCGCTGGATACTTGTTTCGATGATCGCTGGATACTTGTTTCCGCCATCTGTTTCAATTGATTGGTATCAATTCGCCAATGTAGTTTAGCAGGCAAACCTTTTAATTCAGTCCTGACAACGCCAATTTCTTCTAATTTTTTTCGAGCTTTTTCAATAAAGTGTTCAGTCATGCCCAATTGCTTCATTTGTTCAGGCCGTGTGAAGTAAAACCATTTACCATCCACCAGCTGGTCATTATTTTTGTAGTATCTAAACTTATCAATTAGGCTAGATAGTAATAAGGTTGGGTGGGCGCCAAGGTATCTTAGCATGTTTTTATTTACTACCAGGAAGGCTTCTGAAGAGTATTTATCTAAATAGACAGCATCTGTGACAGTTAATTGATCAGGATGCCAGGCATTTGTTTTCGGGGTATCTTTCTTAGTTCGTTTCATAGTGTCTGGGGTTATTACAGTAAAAAAAGCCACCTATTAGATGGGCTAATGGATTGCTGTAAGGTGCTTAATTCTGTTCATTAAACAAGGTTGGTTCTGTTCATTAAACAAGGTTGGTTCTGTTCATTAAACAAGGTTGGTGCTTCATTATCTTTTTCTTTTCTTTTTTCTTCCACCCTTTTTTAGCAATCTCGTGATACTCTTCTTCAAGTTCAATACCTATAAAGTTTCTGTTGGTATTCATACAGGCTAATGCAGTCGTTCCGCTTCCCATAAACATATCGCCAACTGTCATATTCTCAGTAAATGAATCCATCCTGTGAAATTCTAAATACCTTTGTTTTACATCGTTCCAGCTTAAAATATAGTTTTTCATTTTATAAAATTTAGTGTTTAAAATTCGTAAATAACCGACATCATACCCTTGTCCGTTATGGCTAATTGCCTTTGATCAATCGTAACATAAATTTACATCCTTCAATAAAAGCCATTCTTTTAATCAAGTTAAACCGTATTGAGCTATCTGGGTCATCTCCATACTTACTCAAAGCTATTTCATCTAATTCGCTTTCGGCTGGTAACATAGTAAGAACATCGGCTATATGTAATTCATTGCCGTCTTTGTCAAAGATTTCAAAATTGCTTTTCATAATTCTGTTAGTTTGTATGATTTGTGTGATATCCTTATTGGTGATAGCCTGTGTTACCTACAAGTGCTTAATTATGTTCATCAAACAAAGTTGGTGGTTGATTATCTTTTTCTTTTTTTTGCCACCCTATCACTCGCTATGTTAAAATGTTCTGTTGTTAATTCACTTCCAATATATTCGCAATCATTTTCAATGCAACTTAATTGAGTAGTACCAATCCCAGAAAACGGGTCATATATTAAACTACCTTTAGGAAAATAGATATTAATTAATTGGTTGCATAAATCTTGTGAGTAAGATGCTTTCAATTGGCATTTATATCCATCATTATTTTTTGCTTCAATGTAGTTTGTATAGTTTTTATAAAACTTCTGTCCTGTTTTTTCATTTATTTTACTTACTTCTTTATTGGTTTTAAAGGTATGTAGATGTTCCTTTTTCACAAAAATATAGATTAGTTCCGTTACCCTGCTTAATTTTGTTGGAGAAGTTTGAAATGGTATAGCGTGGGGTTTCTTCCAGCATATTATATCGGCAATAGTCAAATCAGTTTCATTATGTACTTTACTAACCAATAAAGTTGGTAAAATCGGATTTTCTTTTGCGTAAGAAATATTATAGCAAATCACACCATCATCTTTTAACATCCTTGAAAATTGTTTAAATTCATCAACTCTAACTTCAAGGTAATCAGTTTCACTCAAACCATCCAATTCAGAATATCCATTGTTATAATAACAATCACTTCTTTCAGTATTGATATTATAAGGTGGAGAAGTTATTATTCCATTCAACACACCATCTTCAACTCTTTTAAAAGTTTCCTTACAATTTTCATTAAATATTTTATTCTTCATATATTTTAATTTTATCAAATTAATTTTGCCAACGCTCAAAAAAGAAAAGAAAAAGGTTCAGTTCTATTAATTATAATGGACCTCGGCCCCATTTTCTCCATCCTCAAAAACAGAAATCATAGAAGCGTACCCCATCTCTTCTTTAATTTTGTCGCAAATGTCTTCACAACTTATTGTCCCTAAATCTTTGTCT